GCTTTGTCGCCTTCCTCCGGGGTGACGGCGACTTGATCGACGCCGGCACCCATCCGGTCAAGTATCTCCAGCAGCACGCATAAGAGGTTGAATCAATATGAGTTTCGGGCCCAGGAAGACCGTGGCTTCGGCTTCAGTCTGAAACAGGCTCCAAACCGTCCTGTCTCCGTGGCCGCCAGGGGAAGCGCGCGAAGGGGTCCGCCGCTTCCCCTGGCCACGCCCGGCCCACCGCTCATCCCCGGAGATCGCCACCATGCCCCAAGTACGACTCACCACCAGCCGAGCCGGTACCGGCTGGACCCAAGAGGCCGGCCAGATTGTCGAAGTCGGGGCCGACGAGGCCGAGCGCCTCATCGCCTCGCACCAAGCCGTGCCCGTTCGGCAGTCCGCACCGGTGCAGACCGAGCAAGCCACCGCGGCGCCGGCCGAAGAGGCCGCCGTCGACCAGCCCGAGAAACCCAAACGCACCCGCAAGCCGAAGCCCACCGACCAATGAACGCCCGCCGCGTGACAGTGCCGACTGCCGAGCCGATTGGCCTGGAGGCCATGCGGGGGCATCTGCGCATCACCGACCACGCGAGCGATACGGACATTGCCGACGCGTTGGCCGACGCCCGGAATTACGCCGAGAGTTACACCGAGCGGGCCTTGCTGACGCAGACTTGGCAGGCCACCGCGGAAGACTGGCCGGAGCTGATCCGCTTGCCGATGCCGCCGCTGCAATCCGTGGAAGAAGTGAGCTATACGGACGCCGACGGCAACCGGCAAACCCTCGACCCGTCGGCCTACCAGGTGGACACCTCGACGGAGCCGGGCACGATTCGCCCGGCCTATGGCACCACCTGGCCCACCCTGCGCCCTGGGCCGTGCGCCGTGGCGGTTCGCTACGTGTGCGGATGGGCGAGCGCCGACGACATCCCGCGGGACATTCTCCGCGCCGTGCGCATGCAGGCCGCGCACTACTTCCGCCACCGGGGTGACGACGACCAGGCCGCCCGCGACGTGCAACTGTCGGTCAATACGCTTCTCGACCCGTACCGCATGGGAGGCTTTTGACCATGGCCACCGCCGGCCGACGCGATACGCTCGTCACCTTGCAGCGCCCGACCGTGGCCAACGACCACGGAACGCCGACCACCGTTTGGCAAACCGCCTGCCAAGCATGGGCCGCCGTCCAGATCACCGGATCCGAGGAACGCGCCGACGGTAAGCAGCAACGGGCCGTCACGCTCTGGAAACTGGAACTGCCCCACATGCCGGCCGTGGGCATCGCCCCGAAGTGGCGAGCACGCTTTAGCGCCTACGGCCAGGCCCACGTCGTCGAGATTACCGCGGCCACAACGGACGGCCGAGACGCAACGCTGGAGGGAACCGAGAGCCTATGACCGACCCCAACCTCACGCGCCGCCATTCCCGTGGAACGGTTCAGCTATTCCAGGCCGACGCCCTGGCCATCCTGGCACAACTGCCGGACGGTCTGGTCGACCTGGTTCTCACCGATCCGCCCTATTCGTCCGGTGGGCTGTACCGTGGGGATCGTGCCAGCCAATCGACCCGGCAGAAATACCAGTTCACCAACGCCCGGCTGGTCCATCCCGAATTCTCGGGCGACAACCGCGACCAGCGGGGCTGGGGTTACTGGTCAGCCCTCTGGCTTGCCGAGGCCCGCCGGGTGACCAGGCGCGGGGGCGTGGTAGCCATGTTCGCCGACTGGCGACAACTGGCCACCGCCACCGACGCCATCCAGGCCGGGGGCTGGGTGTTCCGCGGGATCGTGCCGTGGGACAAGACCGAGGCCGCCCGCCCGCACCAGGGCCGCTACCGCAGTCAGTGTGAATTCGTCGTGTGGGGCAGCAACGGCCCCATGGAACACGCCGGCCCCTGCCTGCCCGGACTGGTCCGCGCCGCGGTCAATGCCCGGACCAAGATCCACGCCGCCGAAAAGCCGCTGGCCATCATGCGCGACCTGGCCCGCATCGCCTGGCGCCCCGAAGCCGTGATCCTCGATCCCTTCATGGGCTCCGGAACCACCGGGCTTGCTGCCATCGAGCACGGGGCCGGCTTTCTCGGCATCGAGTGCGACCGCACGATCTACGAGCAGGCCGCCGGCCGCATCGTCGAAGCCCTCGACCGGATGGAGGCCGCCGCGCCGTGCTCAAACTGATCGGCCTGGAAACCACCCTGACCCGCTTGGCGCTGATGGATAAGAAGGTCCGCACCAAAGTGATCCGCCGCGCCGTCCGCCGCGGAGCGGAGCCGCTCCGCGACGAAGCCCGGTCCAAGTGCCCGGCCAACACGGGCACGCTGGCCAAATCCATCCGCATCACCACCAGCGCCAAGCCGTCCAAGGGAACGGCACGGGCCAGGGTGCAGACCGGCCAGGGCTACTTCAAGGGCGAAACCTTCTATGGGGCTTTCGTGGAATTTGGCCACTTCATCGGCAGCCGTGCCAAGGGAGCCGCCCGGCAGTTCTGCGCGGCCCGCCCCTTCCTACGCCCGGCCCATGACGCCAAGAAGGAAGAGGCCGTCCGCATCGTGACCGAGGACATCAAGGCCGGGATTGAGGAGGGCGTAAGGTGACGATCCTGGAGGCCGTCCAACATCACCTCGCCAACACCGCCGCCGTGGCTGCCCTGGCTCCCGGCGGCATCTGGGACGGTTACCTCCCCGCCGGCCAGCCGTTGCCCGCCGCCGTGCTCTCCCGTGTGGGCGTCACGCGAAGCAATCACCAGGGCGGAACCTCCGGCCCGCACATGACGCGGGTGCAGGTGTCCTGCCTGGGCAAGAACGGCCGTGAGGCCCGGGCGCTGGCCGCCGCGGTGGTTGCCGCCATGGAGACCATGGCCGGCCCGATCGGCACGCCGCCCGACACGATCAACGTGGTTCGGGCCTTCCACACCAGCGAAAGCGACCAATTCCAGACAACCGACAGCGGGGCCGACGGCCAGGAGGCCCACATCCCGGTTGAATTCGAGACCTGGCACGACTGAGGATCGCAGCATGCCCAACTTCATCGCAACCGGAATCCAGGTGACGTTTACGGGGCTCACCGCGGAGCTGGTCGACGTCGACCACAGCGGAGAGACCACCGACACCCAGGAGGTGACCCACCAGCAAAGCGCGAGCAACCACAAGGAATTCAAGGCCAGCCTGACCGACCCCGGCGAGGTGACCCTGGCCCTCAATTTCGACCAGGCTGCCCGTCCGGCCAACGGCGCCAGCGGCACGCTCCAGATCACCTGGCCCACCGGTGCCGGGACGTTCAGCTGCTCGGCGATCCTGACCAAGGGCCGCCAGATCAGCGCCAAGCTGGGTCAGAAGATCACCGAAGCCATCACGTTCAAGCTCACGGGCGTACCCACCTGGACGCCGCCGACCGCCGGGTAACCCGTAGCCCAACGCTCGATCGACTGCTAACCGCCAACACCCACACAACCACGAGGAAGCCATGACCGCCATACAACCCGACGTCGCCCCCGCCGAAGACCGCGACGATACCGACGCCCTGCCCGTGCTCGACCGGGCCGCCATCCGCAACGCCGAAGATATCCGCGTCGAACCGGTCAAGGTGCCCGAGTGGGGCGGCATCGTCTACGTCCGCACGCTCACCGGGTCCGAGCGCGACGACTGGGAGGACGCCAGTATCCAGGGCCGCGGCAAGGACCGCCGCGTCAGCCTGCGAAATCTTCGCGCTCGCCTGGTGGCGTTGGCCGCTTGCAACGCCGAAGGGCAGCGCATCTTCACCGACGCCGACGCCTCGTGGCTGGGCGAGGAGAAGAGTAGCGCCGCCTTGGATCGACTCTTCACCAAGGCCCAGCACCTTTCGAAGATCACCGAAGAGGACATTGAGGAACTGGTGGGAAACTGAGGATTCGGCCCCACCGGCAGCTTGTCCACCGCCTGGCCCTCGCGCTGGGCATGACGGTCAAGCGGCTGCTGCGTGAGGCCGACGCCGAAGAACTGGCCTGGTGGGCCGCTTGGGAACGCGTGAACGGCCCACTCGGCCCGCAACGGTTCGACCTGCTGGTGGCCCACCTGGCCGCCATCCTGGTCAACACGCAGCCCTTCCGCGATCCGAACGCCGAGCCGGTTCTTTCCTCGGCTTTCCTGATCGACTTCGACGTGGCCGACGAGGAGCCGGAGCCGCCGACGCCGGAAGAGATGCGCGAGCGGGCCGAACTGGTCCAACGGAAGTTTGAGGCCGCCCTGCAACGGATGCACCTGTAATCATGGGCACGATTGCCAAGATCAGCGTCGACCTGGAGGCCCGCACGGCCGCCTTCACCGCCGGCATCGGTCGGGCCAACAGTAGCCTCATGAGCATGGGCAAGACCGCCATCGGCCTGGCCGGATCGCTGACCGGCTTGGGCGGCTTTCTTTCCGTGGGTGGACTTCTGGCCGCCGGTGGGAAAATGGTCAGCCTGGCTTCCACCCAGATCGCCGCCGAGAAGAAGCTGGCCGCCACGCTGACTGCCACCGGAGGCGCAGCCGGCTATTCGGCCGCCGAGCTTCGCAAGTTCGCCTCGGATCTTCAGGACGTCACCAACTACGGCGACGAAGTCACCATCGACATGATGGCCGTTCTGGCCACCTTCCGCGAGGTCAAGGGCGACACGTTCAAGGAAGCCACGCGTGCCATCCAGGACATGAGCGCCGTTCTGGGCCAAGACCTCCAGGCGAGCGCCATCCAGTTGGGCAAAGCCCTCAACGAACCCATCAAGGGCGTGACGGCCCTGCGCCGCGTGGGCGTGAGCTTCACCGAAACCCAGTTGGAACAGATCAAGAACTTTGTCGAAACCAACGACCTGGCCAGCGCCCAGGCGGTCATCCTCGACGAACTCAAGAACGAATTCGGCGGGGCCGCCGAGGCGATGGCCAGCACGGGCACCCAGATGCACAACGCCCTGGGCGACCTGGGCGAGGTGATCGGTGGGCAACTGCTTCCCTACGTCAATCTACTGCGGCGCGACATCAAGGACATGGCCGTGGAATCCCAGCAATCCATGGGCTGGATTGGCACCACGGCCGCCTACGTGGCCGATGGCTTCCACTACATCGGGATTGTCTTCGATGCCGTCCAGACGGGCATCGTGGACGGGGCCGCCTACATCCTCGACGCCCTGGCATGGATCGGCCAGGCCATGCAAGACCTGTCGGCCTACATGCCCGGCGAAGATTCTGGCGGATTCCAGAGTTTCGTGGATTCCGTCCGCGAGGCCGCCGACTCCATGCACAACTCCGCCAACCAGGATTGGGACGCGCTCGAGAAGTCGATCGACGAGGCCTTGCCGTCGGAGCGCGCCGCCAAGATGGCCGCCGAGATAGAAAAGCTGCGCAACACCGCCGCGGCTGCCAAGCCGCCTTTCGACGAGCTGGCCGACGCCACCGACAAAGTGGCCGAGAAGATCGAAGACCTGACCAAGAAGTACCAGGATCAGGCCGACACGTTCGGCATGACCAGCCGACAGGCCGAGTTGTGGAAGCTGGCCCAACAGTCCGACGACCCTTGGGCCATCAGCCAGGCCGAAGAAGCCGCCAAGAAACTCGATGAGCTGGAGAAGAAGAAGCGAGACACCGACCTCGGCAAGCAAATGACCGAGGCCAACCGGACACCGTTGGAAGAGTACCGCCGGCAGATGGAAGAAATCGACCGCCTCTTGGGAACCGGTGCGATCGACAACGAGACCGCGGGCCGGGCCGCCAACGCCGCCTGGGAAACGCTCTCCGATTCCCAGCCTGCCGAGCCTCGCGCCGCCAACGTGGGAGCCATGGAGCGGGGCAGCCGCGAGGCCTACAGCGCCATCCTGGCAGCGCAGGGCAAAGGTGGTGGCGACCCGCAGAAGGAACTCAAGGACGCGGCCAAGACCCAAATCACGCATCTGACGCGGATTCAAGCCGCCCTGGAAGAGATCCGCGACCAGGGCACCACCGCCGACCCTACGACGGCCGAAACCAACTTCCCGATGGGGTGATTGCATGGCCTGGAGCATCATTGGGGATCGGGTGGCCTCGCAGGGAGGCAGCTTCTCCGACGACGGCACCCGCGAGTACACCCGCATCATCACCATGGAGTCCGACAGCAACATGGCCAGCGCCCTGGGCGCGGCGGGCCATTGCGGTCATTCCATCGGCGAGGCCTTCAGCTTCGGGGAGGACACCGACACCGGGGCGTTGCTGCGGCGGATCGTTCCTCGCCAAACCTCGAAGTTCATCTGGGAGGTGTCGCTCCACTACTCAACCAAACTCCCCAAGGGTGGCCAACAGCAGGAGGAAAACCCGCTTCTGCGTCCGGCCGTGCGGACCTGGGGAAGCATCGAGTACACGCGGGTGTGCGAGTACGACATCGACGGCAAGCCCATCATCATGCCCAACGGGCAGAAGCCCGACCCGCCCATTGAAGAAGAGGTCTCGATCCTGGTTTTGAACGTCCGACGGAACGAGCCCTACTTCGACCACATCCTGGCCAACAGCTACGCCAACACGGTCAACGAGGACGTCTTCTATGGGGCCCAGCCTGGCTACGCCCGCTGCCGTGCGCCCGGAGGCCAGGAACGCTACGAAGGAGAGTATTACTTCTGGGAAGTCTCCTACGAATTCCAATTCCATCCCGAGGGCTGGGACCACGT